TCTCCAGTTCCAGGGTCGCATGGACAACACCTAATCAACCCAGACACAGGAGATAACACATGTCTGCTTCAATCATCGGCCTCAGCCCCACGCTGGTTACACTGACCACCAGTGTTCCCGCCTTCAAGCCGGGAACTATTGGTGGTTTCGACGACGCTACCGCTGACGGTACTTCAGTCGTTGGTTACAAGGAATACATCTACGGCACGGCGACCGCAGCCATCACGGCTCTGGGCTACGCTTGCGTCGAAGGTGTTCTGAACGCCAACTTCAGCATGATTACGACGACCAACACGGCGGCTGGTCAGCTGGGAGGTCACGGTTCCCGTGTCGGCGTCGCTCAGGCGGCAATGGCAACTGGCGATTATGGCTGGTTCCAGATCGTCGGTAAGGGTTCGCTGCGTTGCGCCGCCTCCGCGGCCATCGGCACTCGTCTGAACACCACGGCAACTGCCGGGGTGGTGGACGACGATGGCACGGCTGCTTCGCGTGCTGTCAACGGCATCGTCATCAAGACGGTCGTTGGCGGCGCAGAAGCCACCTGCCCTGACGCACGGTTCAGCTATCCCACAGTTGGCGCGACGCTGTAACCAATTGGGGGAGAATCGCGGATTGATTGCGGGTCTCTACTGAGATACCAACCGCCTCCCCCACCCTTCAACCACTAGGAACATACCCATGTCCACCGAAACCCTTGATTTTGCAATGAACTTCGATGACGGCCAGCAAAGCGAAGCCGACAAGAAGTTGCTCGTCATCTTTTACCGAGATGTACAAAAGAACGAAGGCAAATCGACTGAGCAAGGTCGTCCCATCTTCGATGAAATCGATGTAGTCAAGATCATTGCGCCAGGCCAGCGTGATTCATTTGTTGGTGACGCCACCGAGCAGTACCAACAGCGGTTCCCCACTCAATGGGCCCGATACAAAGCTGGTCGTGATCAAGGTGAAGGTAGCGGTACCCCGCTTAACATGCTGCCTTGGATGTCCATGTCAGCAGTTGCCGAATTCAAAGCACTGAATTGCCATACGGTCGAGCAATTGGTCGGTATGCCCGATTCAGTTTCCCAACGATTCATGGGCCATCATCAAATCAAGCAACGTGCGCAAGCTTACTTGGATGCTGCAAAGGACGCAGCACCTCTGATGAAGCTGACTGCTGAGCTTGAGAAGCGTGACGAGCAAATTCGTCAGCAAGCAGAACTCATGGCTGCTATGAAGACTAGACTCGATCAACTCGAGACGAAAACTGGTCTTGCAAAGGCGTAAGTAATGAATTACTGGACTCCGCTAGCGATTCTCAATCAGGCTGCTGGTGAGCTTGGGCTCACACAACCGGCTACTGTTGTCGGATTGTCGGATGTCCAGTCTATTCAATTGCTTTCGATGCTCCAATCTGCGGGGAACGAGCTTCTGCTCTATTACCCCTGGGAGCAGTTTGCTAAACGGTTTGATATTGCATTAGTGGCAGCTCAGGAAGACTACGATGTCCCAACTGACTATGCCTACTTTCGTGACCAGACTCAGTGGGATTCCACTAACCATTGGCCGTTGTTAGGCCCGAAGTCAGCCCAGGAATGGGCATGGCTCAAGAATTCATTTGTTGCCACCCTCCCGCGTATGCGTTACCGCATTCAGGGTGACAAATTCAAAGTGTTCCCCGTTCCTCCAGTAGGCACGACCCAAAGTTTTTACATGGAGTATATCTCCAATTACTGGGTTGCTGCGTCTGGCAGTACGACGGGAAGCAAGAATTTAGTGTCGCTTGATACAGACGTAGTGCTGTACGATCCCTGGCTAGTCATTAAGTTTGTTAAGCTAAAGTTCTACGAGCTTAAGGGATTCAATACCGCTGGAGTTCGCCAAGACTTCATGCGTGTGTTTGAGTCTCTAACAGGCAAAGATACTGGTGCTGAAAAGCTTAGTCTTGCACCACAGTTCCAGACTCCGTACATTGGTGCGTGGTCTATTCCAGATGGTTCCTGGAGTACTTAATGTTTGTTGCGGCTCCTGTTGAAGACACGTTTAAGCCAGAGACCGTCCCAGCGCCGGTTGGTGGTTTGAATGCGTATGATTCTCTGGCAGCAATGCCAGATACGGATGCTATTCTACTAGAAAACTGGTGGATCCAGCCGTATGGATGCTCCATGCGGAAAGGATACTCAGAGTGGACAACAGGACTACCTGCTTCAATTGGTACCATTGCTGGATGGTTTGGGACTGACGGAACTCAGAAGTTGTTTGCCTGGTCTAGTACTGGCATGTACGACATTAGCGCTCGAGCAGTTGCTGGTGCAGCCATTGTTTCTGGTCTAAGTAATTCTAGCTGGGAAACAGTTACCTTCACTAATACCGCTGGCGGCAATCTTATTGCTGTAAACGGTGTCGATAATGGCATCATCTACAAGGCGGCTGGCGTTGCGCGTCTTGTTTTGGGCGACGGCATTGTAGTTAACACATGGGCCGGCCTAAATCCAGCAGAAGCAGTCCAACTCACTGTCCACCAGCACCGTCTTTGGGCCGTTAAGAAGAATTCCCCAGTAGGGTATTATCTGCCACCAGATGCAGTACAGGGTACATTCCTGTCCTATGACTTCGGCCCACTGTTCAAGAAAGGCGGAAACTTACAGTTTCTGAGCACTTGGACACTGGATGACGGTAATGGTGCTGAGGATCATCTTTTAGCAGTTTCTTCTCGAGGTGAAGCAGTTGTATTTTCCGGCACTGACCCGAGTAGCTCTACTGCTTGGGCTTTGGTCGGGGTTTACGACATTGGAGCACCAGTAGCAGGGCGTCGTTCACATTGCAAAGCTGGCGGTGATCAACTTGTACTGACACAGCAAGGTCTTGTGTCAATGACAAGTATGCTGGTTTCAACAAAAGTTGAAAGCGCAGAGCAACCGCTTACTTCACTTAAGATTCAGTTCCTTCTTTCCGAGCTAACATCCTCATACGGAACACTGACTGGCTGGCAAGTCTTGTATCATCCGACCATTAACATGGTTTTGGTCAATTTGCCATCGGCAACAGCATCATTAATTGGGCAACTTGCGGCTAATCAGATTACTAAAGGTTGGTGTACGTTTTCTGGGATGTCCGCAGCGTCATGGTGCTCCCATAACAATCTTCTGTACTTTGGCAACACGCTGGGTACCGTATATAAGGCATGGGACGGTAACTCAGACAATGTTTTGCTAAATGATACTGGTGGAACTGGTGTCAATGCACTTGCGCAGCAAGCCTACTCGTATTTTGGAGGCCGTGGTACTCAGAAGCAAGTCGGCATGTATCGCCCCACTTTCGTAACTCGTGGTGAGGTTGCATACGCTACTGAGATCGTTTATAACTTTGTTGAAGATACTGTAGTTACTACAGGATCTGTACCAGGGTTGTCTGCTGGGCTTTGGAACACAGCATTATGGGGCTCAGGTCTTTGGGGCGGCGGTTCAAACGTACAGCAGGCTTGGATTCAAGCTCGTGGTATGGGAGTTGCAGCGTCACTAAAGATGGCTACCCAAAGTGCGTCAGAAGTTCTCTGGATTTCAACTGACTATACGTTGGTAAACACTCGTGGTGTACTGTGAAGACCAGCCAAAACTGAAAGAATGGCTGTGCGAAAGAATCGGATTGATCCCCACCAGTGATTTATGCTGTATTGGTGTGGTTCGGAATGATGAGATCAAGGGTGTAGTAGGGTTTGACCAGTATAACGGTGCATCCATAATGATGCATGTTGCTGGAGTTCCTGGTTGGCTTGACAAGAGTATACTTTGGGCTAGTTTCGACTACCCATTCAATGTCTGTAAAGTCAATATGGTTATTGGACTTGTACCATCTGGAAATTTGGATGCTATCAGGTTTAATACTCATCTTGGTTTTAAGCTATGCACTGAGTTAGTGGGTGCCCATCCTGATGGGTCTTTGCTGCTAATGACTATGCGGCGTGAAGAATGTAAGTATCTTAAAGGAAATTGATATGAAATCAAGACGCCAAGGTCCTAACGCAGCAATGTCCCCGCGCGGCAAATCGCGTCCGCAAGGGATGCCAATGCAAATGCCACAGCAGGCAATGGCAGCACAGCAAATGCAGCGCCCTATGCAAGGTATGGGTGTAGCGCCACAGATGCCTCCGCAAGCTCAAGTTGGCCCAAGCCAAATGGCGCCTAATCCTGAGCAAGCTAAGGGCATGTATGATGCCATGCAGAATGCGCAGGGTCCTGTAGCAGGACAGCAGTTGTCACCGCTTGCTCCCCCGCCGCAAGGTAAGAGCGCAAGACAGCCTGATCCAAGACTCTTGGCCCAGGCATTGCGTGCTCGTGATCAAGGTATGATGCAATAAGGACCGGCTATGGGCAAGAAATCTAAACCACCGCCGCCGCCTGATTACACCGCACTTGCGAAGCAGCAAGCTGATCTAGCTAAGACAGCAGCTACTGAGCAGACCGCGACCAATCGCCCGGATCAAAACACGGCGTTTGGGTCTACTGCTTGGACGCAAGATCCTGCTGGTAAATGGACTCAGAACGTCACGCTAAATCCAGAAGACCAAAAGCTTCTTGATCAGCAGCGCCAGTTCCAAGGCCAGCAGCAAGGTATTGCTTCTGGATTGCTCGGTCGTGCTGGCGAAACAATGGGTCAGGACCTCAATTTCGAGGGTCTGCCCCAACCAGAAGGTTACGATACCTCGAAGCTAGGTAACTTTGGCTCTATTGACTCGTCTAAGTTTGGTGACTGGGGATCTATGGATCCTTCAAAACTGAGCGGTTTTGGGTCTATGGATCCATCACAGTTAATGGATTATCAAGGGTTTGGTGATGCAAAGCGCCCAGACCTTGT